CTCGGTGAGCGGCTTCAGGCCGGTTTCGCCACCGCCGAAGACGATCGGATCTTCGGCCGGCGCCTCCTGCTCGTTGATCAGCCGGTCCGCCTCGGCCTGGGCTTCTTCCTTGCTGCCAATGAACTCACCGACGCGCTCGCCTGCAGCGTTCTTCACGCCATAGCGGCCGCCAGAAATGTGGTAGGCGACGAACGCCAGCACGGCTTGATCTTTCGACATGGTGCACTCCGCAGGCGGCCGGATCGGCCGCCCTTGTCAGGTGGTCGGTCAGTTGGCGACGGCGTTCTCGAAGAAGTAGCCGAGGTCAGGCGCGGTGATCAGCTCCTTGACCGACTCGCCCACCCGCACACGCTCGCCACCGCGAAGGCCGATATCGCCATCGAACTGCGAACCGCAGATGCGGCCACCCCACTGAGCGGTAAAGCCGAAGGTGGTGCCGCTCCGCGCGTCAGCCAGACGATCACGGTAGATGAACGACGCATGCGGCCCCCAGGCACGAACCAGGTTGGCGGCCTGACCAGGGCGAGCGATATTCAGCCGGGCCTCACCGACATAGATCGCTTCCAGCTCCAGCAGGTCGGCCAGGAAGGCCATCGGCACCATGCCTTCATCGCCCACAGTGCCGTTGTACGCCTTGACCACCTTCGGGTGGCGACGCAACCAGGTACTGGTACGCCGGCCCAGCACACCGATGTTCGGACGCATCACCACCCAATCCAGCGCATCGGTGATCACCGGGATCGGGTTGCTGGCAGCGTCACTCCACTGGCTGGAACCGCTCAGCGTGGTCCGGTTGCCGGCGGCATAGCTGGCGTTGCTGAAAACCGCACCGCAACAACGCGCTTCGCGATCCAGCAGGATCAGGTTGCTCACCAGCTCAACCGCACGGCCCAGCGGGTCGTAATTCGCCGCAGCATTCTCGATATCGCCCTGCGGTACCGGAGCATCCAGGCCGTAATCCTCGGTACTGCAGGTTACTTCGGTACCCGAGAACTCGACCTGGTTCGGCGCCGACTTACGCCCCACCAGCGTGGACGGCACGGTGAAACCTTCACGCAGGTCGTACTTCAGGTACTTGAACGCCTGCAAGCCCACCGGCACACGCGGCAGGACGTCATCCGCAATCATGCGGGTATTGCGGTAGGCGATAGCGATCGCCGTCAGCGCCGGAGCAATCGGAAAAGATGCCTTGCTCATATGCTGCTCCTTAAGCGGAAAGGGCCAGGAGACCCGGCACAACGTGAACGGAACCGATATCGCCCAGTACACCGCTCACCTCGGCAAAGCCGATGATGTAGGTGTCAGCGGCGACCGGAAGGGTGGCAGCGATGGCGCGGCCGCTCGAGTCAGCCGTCAACGCGTCACCACGGGCCACCGTGCCGCCATACACAACAGCAGCCAGGCCACCCCGAACGGCATCGACGACCCCACCCGAGGCGCTGTCGATATCGGTGCTAACCCCCAACAGGCGCGCACTACCGCCAGCGGCCTGGATGGCAACACCATCAGCAGCACCATCAGTGAGAATGCGGCGCGCGAGGATCGCGCCACCGGCACGGAATGCGGTCGTAAGTCCAGGAATGTTCATTTCGCCCCCTGGGTGACATGGCTCACCGCCTGGCTGATGCTGATCTCGCGGCCAGCCTGGCGTTGCTCGGTTTGATAGGCCGTTGCCTTGGCGGCAATGGCGTTGGCGTCGTCGACATCGAGGTCACGACCGGTCCAGCGACTCTTCTCACCGAACTCAACCTGCGGCGGCAGGCTGTCCAGAAAGTCGCGCAGGACTTCCTCGCCACCCTTGGTCACCTGCTGGTCGCCCTCGGCGAACTCCAGCGGCGCCGACGGCAGGCTGAGAATCAGCTCGACCATCGGAAGTTTCTGGCGCGGCAGCAGCTTGCCCTGGGCCACCAGGCCCTCGGCGAACTCGGTCGCGTTGGTGCGTTTCTCGTCAGCCTCACGCTTGGCGATCAACGCCTCGCTTTCGGCCACCTTGCGTTCGCGCGCGGCGAGCTGCTCTTCGCGTTCAGCGTCGGACATGGTTGGTTCCTGCTGGGTGGGTTGATCGAGCACGTCGGCATCCGCCGCCGACGTGGCCTTGCCACCCCCTGGAGAGGCGTTGTCGGGCTCGACCGCAGCGGCGGCAGATGCCGCTGCGGCTTCAGCGCCAGCTTCGGTGGGTTGTTCTGAGAATGAGGTGAAGCCGCCGGCGCCCAGCTTGTCGTCGGCGCGGCGGCGAGCGTCTTCTTCGATGCTCTGCAGCTGCCAGTTCGGGATCAGCTGATCGGCACGCTCGGCACCCTCGCGCTCGACGAAGTAGTCGCGCATGCGCCGCAAGATGTCGGTGACACCCGTCAGGGCGTAGGGCGGCTCGGCGAACTCCAGGGCAAGGCCACCATCGTCCTCGGCGAAGTTCAGCTCGGCATCCGGGATGCCTTTGATGGCCGGCGGCATGGCGCCCAGGAAGCCGATATGGCGCAGGTAGTGTTTGCCCGGTACCGGGTTGCCCGGTGAATCCGGCAGGTACACGGACGCCGAGCGCTTCTTGTACATCTTGCGGTTCGCGGCTTCGGCGAACTCCGGCACCACCTGGTGCGGCTCGGCGAACAACATGCCGTCGCGCATTTCCAGGCTCTTGGCCCAGCCATACGCCGGGCCGTTGAGCTTCGGGTGACCAATGACGAGGGGAGCCTCGTGCAGGGCGGGATCGTAGGAGTCCACGATCTCCTGCAGGATGGCTTCGGTAAATTCCACCGGGCGGCCGTCGAGAGCGGTGTGACGACCGGCGGGCAGAATGGGCAGCGTTGCGGTTGGCTTGTTCATACCGCCAGATTGGGGCGGTATCGCGCGGGAATCTTTTCGGCTAGCCGAAAAAGAGAAGCCCCTCGGTTTGGATGCCGAAGGGCCTTTTCTACGAGAACACGGCAAGGGTGTCGGTGGCAATGCCCTCAGGCGTGTTTATAAACGCCCAAAACGCGCTGACAAGGCCGCTGCTCGATGCGCTGAGTACAACGCCAGCAGTAAAACGCCCTCTAGGGCCTCCTGGCGCGTTTCTGGCGGTTTTAGATTTTCACCCGGAAAACTGGCTGATGTACTTCAAAACCCGCTGCAGGATCTGCTCATCGTCTTCGGGTGACGTACCCAGCCATGGCCGTGCCGGCATGTTGATGGTGTACGGACCCACCTTCACGTCCTGGGCGAAGTTGCTCTTGTCCTTGCGCACGAACTGACGACCGATCTCGCCACCCTTGCCCTGGCGGAAGTAGACCGTAGCCGCGCGAGCCTGGCGCTCGATCTTGCCACCGAAATGATGGATGGCCGCATAGGGCCGGTCGCTACCGAACAGCAGGTCATCGCCGTCGGTCTGGTAACGCAGGCCACCACTTAGGCTTACCGCACCGGCACCGAGTACCAGGATCTTGTCTTTGTTCTTACGCTTGCGCTTCAGATAGCCGGGGCTCAGCGCCTGCCAGGCCGCCCCATCGGGTGACTCTTGGGCCCGGAAGCGCCGCTGGTGGATGATCAGCAGCAGCTCACCGATATCACGCTGCAGCGGCGTTGGGTCGGCCAGCGCCGCGCCCATGGCCTGCATCGCGCGTAGCGCATCACCGGCGACGTACTCCAGCGTTACCCCAGCCATCAGAGCGAGCCCTCCAGCAGTTGCAGCGTGCCGGCGGCGATATCGCCAGCCAGATCCGCCGTGTTCACCATCGCCGCGCCCACAACGCTGGGCCCGGTGCTGGCCACCGCCACGCGCACCACCTCACGCTGCGCGCTGCCTCCAGTGCTGGCCACGTACAGCAGCAGCTGCTGCAGCGGGTCTAGCAGCACCGCTGCAGGCCGCGCCAGGATGATCGGCAGGCGGGTCAAGGTCGCACGGGTGACGCTGGCCGCAGCGTCCTGCAGCACGCTGCGGGCGAACGCGGTACCGGCGCGCACCAGCGGGCTCTGCAGCTCGACCAACGCCAAGGCTGCCTCGGTGGCGGCCGGTGCCAGTGAGCCAACCACCAGTTGCCGATCGACCACCGGTCCGGTCGCCCTGGATGCGACATCGAGCAGCTTCGACCAGTCGTCACGTAGCGCCACCGTCACTGCAGGGCGCTGCAGCAGCTGCTCGTTCATCCGCGCCGCCGGTTCGGCCGGCAGCCGGGTGGTCTTCTCCAGGGCGCCTTGCACCTGTTGCTCGAACACACTGCGCCCTGGTGCGTAGCCCCAGCCTGGGTCGATGCCTTCTGGCACCTGCACCACTTGGCCCTTGAACACGATGCCGCGCACGTTGCTGGCCGGCGGCTCGTCCGGGCCACTCTTGCCCAGGTAGCGCTGCAGTTCTTCCAGGCTGTAGGCCGTGACGAAACAGCAGCAGCCCCAGCCGTTCGGCGGGTAATGCAATTGCCACCAGGGGTTGTCCGCATGGATGGCCAGGCCATTCCACAGCAGGTGCAGCTCGCGCGGCGTCTCTACCGCGTCGCTGTGGTTGTAGACCCAGAACGGCCGCTCGGCCTTCACCGCCTGCAGCTGGGCATAGCGGCCGGCTGCGTAACTGGTGCGCAGGTTGGTCTCGTAGATCACCCGCGCACGCCACTCCCGACCGCCATCCGGCTCCCACCCGTAGTTGTCCAGGACGGCGAAGTAGTCCTCGCGAAAGTCCTGCAGGGTGGTGCCATCGCTGATCGCGCGGTTGATGATCGCGTGCAGATCCGCCACCAGGTCAACGCGATGCGCACCGGCACTGACAAAGCTCTGATCATGCGCAGCGCCCTGAACCCGCCAATAGTCGACCACGGGCTGCTTGGCCCGCATGAAGTCGATCTGCTCGCGAAACGACAGGCTCCCGTAGCTGGCGGCGGTGGCCATCAGCTGTTACCTCGGGCCGCCAGCTCGTCCTGGACGTCGTTGCGCCCGGCCAGATGCGCGGCCTCTAGGGCCAGGCCCATCACCGCCGCATACTCGTCCATGCCCAGCTCGGGCGCAGCGGCCAGCAGCTTCTCGCGCAGATCCTCGACGCTGGTGGCGCTTTCGAAGATCTCCTGCAGGCGCGTACCCCAACCACCAACAGCCGCTCGCAGATCCTGCGCCAGGCGCGGCGCCATGGCCGCAGCCGGGTCGCGCGGCGTCTTGCCCTCGGCGAACTCGGCAGCAGGCGACTGGGCCCCATTGGGTGGCGTCTGCTCCTGAAGCTCGATGCCATAGGTCTCCTGCACGTAGCCCAGGGTCGGCTTGTAGCCAGTCATGCGCGAGATCTTCTCATCGCGGCTAGCGCGCGCGTCCATATCCTCGGGCTCCTCGACCACGCGATACACGCGCGGTGGCATCGCATCCGGGAAGTTCCAGGCAGTCAGCCAGCGGGCCGGTCCCATGTTGAAGCTCTCGCACACCAGGTCGGCATCGGCCTTGATCAGATCGAGGCGCACGTCGCCTTGCAGCTCATCGTTGCCCAGTCGCCCCGGCGTGCCCTGGCTGCTGGCAGTCTGGCCCAGCACTACCTTGGCGATCGCTGCGTCCCAGGTGTCATGGTTGGCCTGGTAATC